GATATTCATTTGAGCATGTTGCTTTCCAACACGTAAATGGTAATACCCCAGATGTTTCTACTAGAGATTATTCTGGATTCTACATGGGTGAATATAATTACTATTATATGCCTCCATTTAAAGGGTGTTCTATGTATAACTGCTTCTCTTCTAACCGGTATTACTGGGGTAGAAGTTACCGGATAAGTACATGGAGAAATTCATTTGTTACTGCTAACAAAGGAGCAGGTGGAGATTGGTCATTTTCTCCATTTGCTTATAACGATACTAACAGAGGAATCCCAGGAGTAACAGCAGGAAATATCTTTAAAGATCAAAGCATCTTCGCTTACAGAAGTACTAGAAATTATCAAATATTCTCTTATAATATGGTATTTGGAGGAAGTACTTATTCTATCCCAACACATGCTCCTTATTATACAACTTTCTATCATCCTGCTACTAGCATTATTATAGCTAAGAGAAACTGGGGTGTTTCAAATAGCGAAGGTATTTTCTTTGGAGGTGCGTTGTATCCTGATGGAACTAATCATGTTTATAAAATTGAAGATAATAAATTAGAAAATGTAATTAATTATCCTATTAGATTTAACACCCATCATGATAGAAACTTTAATAACCCCATTATATTTGGTAAAAAAGCTAGTTTATATAACAAACAGGGTTTTTTAACTATTAGTACTAATGCTAGTGCTACTAACTGGATTAATACTACTTCTTTACCTTACCATTTTGTATCCCCTGCTATTAAGGATTACAACAGATATGGACATGAATTTAGATACAATGGATACGGAAGATGGTACAAAGACCCAGATACTGGTTACCAAAAATTCTTTAGATTACCTAATATAGTTAATGGTAAAGCTCCATATTTAGCTGCTTACATTTATGTAGAAGATGGTGTTACTGGAAGCTTTGATTTAACATTTGACTACTATGTTGATAAAGGTCGTAAATTACAATATCAAGGATTCGAAAGTGGATCAGCTTATGTTCAATTTACTAAAAATGGTGCTCAAGTAGGTGATTTACAAGTATTAGATAATGTAGAAAGTCCAACAAACTTTACCTCAACATATAACCTAGAAGGCCCAGGATTATACTATATTGGACTAGCAGGATTAGATACCGTAACTGGTTACATAGCATTACGTAATGTAACTAGTAGAATAGTAGGTCCTACTGAAGGAATGAATGTAACTTCAAATACCTTTAATATGAGATATTTTGAAGATGGTGATCAATCATTATTAAAAACAGCCTACGTTCAGGGTGAACAAGATCCTAAATTTAGACTACAAGGAATTAGAATATTCTAATGGCAAAAGATATAAAAATAATACCCTCGGTTAACCGAATAGAATTTACAGGTAGTAGTAATACTACTACGGCTTCTATTGAGTTAGATAACATGGGAAGATTAGTATTGTCTTCCTCGCAAGTACTATTTGGAGACGGATCCACTAACGACATCTATATGGGTGACGGTAGTGGTTCTACTTATATAGTATTTGATCAAAATGGTGGTATTAAAGGTGAATCTGGCTCCAATATCCAAGTAATTTTAGGTTCAGAAGATACAAGAGTTAAAATTACTGGTAGTGAAATAGCTATTGATAGTTCAGGATTAACTATTGATGGTCCTGATACATTAAATTTACCTCCTATTACTTCAAGTTTTGCTACTATCGCTAGTGGTTCATTTACAGGTAGTTTCCAAATTAACGAAGGTAGTATTAATGTAGTTACAGCTTCTAATATTTTAGCAACTGACATAATAACTACTACATTTACCGCAAGTGGTATTCAATTACCTACAGGAAGTGCTATTCAATTTACTAGTAGTGATGCTACAAAAGGTGGTAGTGTTTCTTTAGATAATTTAGGTAACCTAATTTTAGATAGCGTAAGCGGTAGTGTTTACTTATCTAGAGATAATGGTGATGTCTTTATCGGGGATGGTACCTCATCCGCAAATATAGTATTTGATTTTGATGGTGCTATTAAAGGTGAAGATGGTCAATCAATTAATTTAACATTAGGTTCTCCTGATACAGTACTATATATTACTGGTAGTTCAGTAACCATGGGTGCCTATACAGCATCTTCAGCCTTAATCCAAGGAGGTACTATTACCGCTAGTGCTGCTGTAATTGGTGATGTAGAAATTGAAAACGATTCTATTAACATTGCTAATATTACTAGTTCAATTATTAGTTCTAGCGTATCTATTACTACAAACCAAGGTAATTTTAGTAGTATATCTGCTAGTGCTACAGTATCCGCAAGTAATTTAAGTATACCCGTAACAGGTGAGTTACTATTTACTGGTAGTGATGCCTCAATTGGAGGTAAAATTTCATTAGATGCAGTAGGTAATTTAATATTTAGCTCAGTAAGCGGTAATATTTCATTGGGAGATGGAAGTAACAATTTCTATGTAGGTGATGGTACATCTTCAGCTAATATGATTTTTGATGCTGGTGGTACTATTAAAGCAGATACCTCACAAACATTAGTAATTGGCTCAGATGATTCAACTTTACAGTTAACAGGTTCATCTTTAACTTTACAAAGTGGAGGAGGAGCAGTAGATTTAGGAAGTAATGTAACCGCAACAGGTTCATTTAGAGGAACCCATACAGGTATATTTATAAACCCACAAGAATACACAGACACAACTAGCATCCCTGCAAATTCAAATGCATTGTTAGTAGGAGAAGTAAGTTTAAGTGGATCAATAACAATAGAAACAAATTCATTATTAAAAATAATATAAAATGAGTATTTTAAAAGTAGACACAATCGCTCCTTACAGCACAGATAACGTAAGCTCATCAGGATCTTTAACAGTAACTGGGTCTTTTGATGTTACAGGTGATTCAACATTTACCGGTAATCATACATTAACTAACGTATCCGGTGCTATCATTACCCCAACACAATCAGCTACTCCTACGTTTGATGGTGTTGATGGTCAATTTGTATTTGGAACCGATGGAGGTAACCATTACATATATGTGTGGATGAGCGGTGCTTGGCATTCAGGTTCATTAGCATAAAAATTTAAAAAATAAATATTTGAATTGGGCCTCAAATTGAGGCCCTTTTTTTAATATTTATAACAAAATACTACTATGGCAAACATCCCAATTTGGAACGGTACTAGCACTTTTTACCCTGGAGATACGCCTTTTGGTTTTTATGATAACGATTATGAATTCCAACAAGACGCTGACAAGGTAGCAAGATTTTGTGCTTCACGTTTAGGATATCCTATTAGTGAAATTGAATTACAATCAGGATCTTTCTATACCGCTTTTGAAGAAGCAGTAACCGTTTACGGAAATGAATTATATGCTTATAAAGTAAGAGATAATATGTTATCCTTTGAAGGATTATCTACAGGATCTGCTTTAAATAATTCAATTATTACTCCTACTATGGATTCTATAGTAAGAATGTCTGAGCAGTATGGAGAGGAAGCAGGTGTAGGAGGTAATGTAGATTATAATTTAGGATTTATTACCTTAGAATCAGGAGTACAAGATTATGATTTAGCTGATTGGGCAGTATCTCAAAGTATCACAGGTGGTATTGAAATTAAAAGATTATTTTACCAAGAAGCCCCAGCAATTGATGAATTATATTCACCGTATGCTGGCTTAGGAGCTGGATTTGGGTTTGATGCTCAAGCAGCAGCTCTAGGTTCAATTGGTTTAGGATATGGTCCTGGATTAAATTTCTTACTTATGCCCCTAAGTTATGACATGCAAACAATCCAAGCGATTGAAATGTCAAATCAAGTAAGACAAGCAAACTATTCATTCCAATTAATCAATAATAAATTAAGACTATTCCCAATCCCTACAGATGCCGATGTTGCTGAGGGAGGATATAGACAATACCTTTGGTTTGAATATATTAATAAAGAAGACAGAACAAATAGTGCTATTACTGATGGTACTACTAAAGTAACAAACGAATCTAATGTTCCCTTTAATAATCCAACTTATTCTTCAATTAATTCAGTAGGTAGAAGTTGGGTCTTTGAATATACATTAGCTTTATCTAAAGAAATGCTAGGTAATATTAGAAACAAATATTCTACTGTACCTATCCCTGGTGCTGAGGTTCAATTAAATGGAGCTAATTTAGTAGATCAGGGACAAACAGAAAAAGAAGCATTAATTACTCGTTTAAGAGAATATTTTGATTCTACTTCTAGACAAGCTTTATTAGAAAGAAGACAAGCTGAATCAACCGCACGTCAAAGTGAAATAGGACAAGTACCAATGCAAATTTATATAGGTTAATGGCGTTATTTGGTAGTGATAGAGATGTAAGTTTATTTAGACACGTTAACCGAGAGTTAATGGGTAATGTTATCTCCCAACAATGTGTGTTTTATAAACATAATTTAGTAAAAACTGAAGTTAATATGTACGGAGAAGCTACAGAAGGTAGATTTTTCTATAACCCAGTTTTACTTTATACTTTAATTGAAAGACAAGACCAATCATACCAAGAAAGTGATTTAGGTATAAATTTTGCTTGGAACATTACTTTTAAATTTTTAAGAGATGATCTAGTAGATGCTGATGTAGTTCCTGAAGTAGGTGATATTATAATGTATCAAGAAGGGTACTATGAGGTAGATAGTACAAATTCAAACCAGTTCTTCGTAGGTAAAAACCCAGATTATCCATTTACTGATGATAATGGGGATAACCCATTAAATCCAGGATTAGAAGGATTTGGTTACAATGTATCTATTATTTGCAACACACATTATGTACCTGCAGATAAGTTAAATATAACTAGAGAAAGATTATAATGGCTAAAGGAAGAAAAGTAACACCAAAGACTCAAAAGCAAATTGCTAATAGTTTGATTGATCCATATAATGGAACTAATCCAAATACTACTGAGTCATTTAATAGAGGAGATCAACTTTCCTTTAAAGGGGATACTACTAAGCCATTTTCTGTAGGTGTTCAAGATATTGATGAATCTATTCTTTACTACTTTCAAAATATTATTAAACCAACTATTATTCAAAATGGTCAAAACATCCCTGTACCTATTATTTATGGTAACCCTGAAAGATGGAAATCAGTACAAAAGGATGGATATTTAAGAGATAAGAAAAATAGAATTATGTCCCCTTTACTACTTTTTAGAAGAGATAGTATTGAGAAAGATAGAAGTATAGCAAACAAACTTGATTCAAATCAAGTAAATAATTTAGCTTTTTATGGACAAAAATATAATAAGAAAAATTACTATGATAATTTTGAAGCATTAAATAATCGTAAACCTGTTACTACATATTATGCAGTAGCAGCTCCTGATTATGTAAATATTAAATATTCATGTGTAGTTTATACTTATTATATAGAACAAATGAATAAAATTATTGAAGCAATTAACTATGCTTCAGATGCATATTGGGGTGACCCAGAAAGATTTAAGTTTAGAGCTCGTATCAATAGTTTTGCTACTATTGTTGAGGTAAATGATGGATCTGAAAGAGCAGTAAAAAGCACTTTTGAAATTAATTTAAGAGGATATCTTATCCCCGATACAATTAATGCTATGACATCAATGCCTAATAGAAAAATAAACGATAAATCAAAAGTAATATTTAGTTTAGAAACAACATATAAACCTGACGACCAATGATAAGACCAAGAAGTAGAGCCGTAACATTTATTGACTCAAATGTAGTCACTTCACCTGGAGGAACAGGTGGGAGTTTAGATGCAGCTACTTTAACTTACTTAGCAACAAATGCTCAAGTAACTGGTAGTTTTTTAACTCCCTCATCTTCAGAATTCTATTACGGACTTTTAACAGTACCTTTAGGTGCTCCTGAATTAACAAAAGATCAATTTAGTTTCTTTTGTAATGGAATTTTGATAGAGCAAGATGCTATTGTATCATTTACGGCAAATGAAACAAATACTACTTGTTCTTTAGTAGTTGATACAGGTTCATTAGGATATGTATTGGCGAGTGATGATGAAATCGCGGCCGTAGGTAAATTCTCAATATAAGTAGTATGTCATTAGTAAAAGGAAAACAGCTAACTAACCCATTTGAATTTTCCGGTTCATTTAATGTAACCGGAAGTGTTAGCGCCTCAGAGTTTATAGGAAATATTTCAGCATCAAATATTGTTGATCTAAATTTAGATAATTCAAGAATTGCCTCTGGATCAGTAACCGCTTCAGTTAGCCCTGAAGGATTAACAGTAACTAATAGTGGAACTAGAATGTTCTTTGTTAGTTCTAGTGGTAGACTTAATATTGGTCAAATTACATCATCTTTGGATGGTATTACTCTTAGTGGTAGCGTTGATGGTATTACTTGGAATAGTACAGTAGACCCATTTAATACCCCTGTTAGAATCTACACTAGTGATGATAACTTAAGATTTTCAGTAGGTACTACAAGTGGTAAATCTTATTTATTTGATGGGGCTGGTGTCTCATTTGAAGATTCAGGCTCAGGATTTGCTAACTTTGTAAACAGAGTATTAGTAGCTCCTCCCGCAGGTTTAGGTACAGCCTTCTCAGTAATTGGTACAGGTAACACCTCAGCTACAACAGGATTATTAGTTAGAAATCAAGGAAATGCAGTAGGTTTATCTGTATTAGATCATCAATATGTAGGTATTAATACTGATAACCCTCAAGCTACATTCCACGTATCTTCATCCCAACAACAACCTGTAGTTTCTGGTAGTTTACTTTACAATACATTAATTCAACCATCATTTGTTAATACGGCTCCTGATCAAACACAAACAGCATTCCGTGTTAATCCAACATTTACTGGTTCATTTAGTGGTTCTCAAACTACAAACATTATTGCTGATTTTGGATCTTCAAACGTAGGTACCCAATTACAAGTAAACGATGAAGTATCAGGTTCAATTTATGTAGTAAATGATGTTTCAGGTTTACCTATTTTAGAAGGTACTTCGGATTGGGTAGTAAACATGTATGAATATCCAAATATTATCTTCCAAAAAACAGGAAGTGTAATTAATTTAGGTTTACCTAGAACTACTACAACTAGTTCATTAACTACAGTAAAATCTAACTTAGCACTTAATAATGGATTTGGTTTCTCTAAAGTAGAAACACAAAGAACAGCCTCTACTACAGGTATTACTACTTCAAGCTTGTATGAATTGAATTTATCATCAACTCAAACAGCATATGTAAGTGCTATTGTAACAGGATACGACACAACTACAAGAAATGTAGTAGCAGGAGAAATTAAAGTAACTATTAAAAACACAGGTAGTGCTGCTCAATTAGTAAGCACAGGATCAAAATATATTGACTTTGATGTAGCTTCAAATAACGCAAACTTTGATTTTGTTGTTGGAGATACATCAGGATCATTATTAGTTTATGGATCAGGTAGTGGATTATATAATTGGTATGCAACAGTAACAACACAAATAATATAACAAGTTATGGCAACATATAAAGTAGCTCCACCAGTCCCTAGAGACGGTCTAATTTTATATTTAGATTGTTTTAACCAACGTTCATACAACGGAACTGGAAGTACTTGGTATGATCTTAGTGGAAACGAAAATCATTTTACTATTCAAGGTGATATTGAATTCGTTGATAAAAAAGGATTTACTAATTTTGAAGGTAATAGTGGAAGTATTGGTAATAAAATGTTTTGTGTTAACGAAGACTTCGCTAAAGATTTAAAATTAGGTAATGGAGGTGAAGGATACACAGTATTAGTTTGGGGTAATAGTACAGTAGAAGGAGAAAAAGCTAAAATTATTGGCTTTAACGACTCCGATAACTACATTGATTTATATCAAAATTCTGCATCCAACGCGTTCCACGCGGAAGATGGTTCTACTGTTTATATAGACGGTAATGATGTGGTAAACAACGGTT